CGGTGGTAGTACCCGTACCACCACACACGGTACAATCTTCATCTTCATCGTCTAGATCGTTACCGTCACCACAACACTCAGGACATGATATGTCTTCATCATCTTCTTCGGTAAAACCTTTACCAATAGTAAAGGTGAATTTTTTAGCCATACTACCTCCCTATAGTTTTAGCATCGTTTAAAGTTATATACTGGTAAGCACCTTTATTATATGCGGGGGCTACCTGTTTTTTACGCTTCTCGGCTAGTTGTAAAGCTATAGCTTCACCACAGTCTAGACATGTGACATAACCTAGAGCTACTCTGCCATTATTAATAGGCTCGTCGCATAAGTTACAATCATTTTTAGGGTTTTTCATAGTAAATACTCCTTTATTTAATTACCTATATAGTATAAAAAGGATCAACTACAAGGTATAGGATAGTCTAAAAGATATTAAACATTAACCAGAACAAAAAAATATATTTAAGTATCTTACGGTCAATTTGTTCCACGGTTTAAGCATTCGCCCAAGCTAAAACAACCGCATCAGGGATATGGTTTATAGCACTGTGCACTGAGCGGTGGCTAGTAAACCTACCGTCATCTGCTGTTTCGCAGTGTAATATTACGTATCTGCCGTCAACCCAAACTATGAGTTTACAAATATCACTAAATTCAGGACAACTGTCGTGTAAATCTTTAGTAAGAGGAGGAGCAACAGTTAGCACCTCCCCGTTACTAAAGGGTAAATCACCCATAGCGTTTATAAGTGTGCTTTTACTGTCTTCTAGATTAATCATATTAGTCTAGTAACACGTAGTAAGCTTTAGGCTCGTGTTTTTTAAACCAATCTAAACCTAGACGTACATCGTCGTATAATTTAAACTGCTCACTACCTTTTATCATATCGTAGACTGCTACGGCATCAGGTTCCAACATTACTGCTTCACCAGTGTAGGGGTTTTTAACCTCTACTGGTTCTTTGTCAAGTATTACTAAGCCTTCGGGTATAGTTCTATCACTCATCACCCGCCCCCGTTTTACTTTTCATCCACTCACTAGCTACGTCAACCGACTCACGTCTACCTAGTTCGGGGTGCAGTTCACGCAGTTTAGCTGGTGCACCGTACATATTCATTTGACCTGACTCTTGCATAAGGTCAAGCATAACAAAGTAAGGCATATACTCTTTTTGTTTATCAGTTAGGTTCATATTTTTAACCCCGCAGTAGCCATTCTTAAAGGTAACACATAAACAGCGTTACACAAACTACAACATCTACCTTCAGCATAAGGCTCAGCGTTTTCACCGCTATCCCAATATACTTTACCCTCTGGGGTTTTTTTCTGTTCTATGTCACCTGTACAGATAACACATTTTTTTGGTTTTGACATAATTTACTCCTATAAATTATTAATTAACTAAATATAGTATTAAAGGGATGCGGTACATGGTAAAGGATAATCCTAAACATAAACTACATCCCGTACCACTAGACAATCGCTAAAGTTTTAATTTTATTGATGTCATAATTAAGGTCAGTAGCAGTGTATAAACCCCCTGCTAATGCTTCTTTTACAGTTTTACCATTTACGGATTTAACTCTAGCGTTATTATCCTCACTGGTTACTTTTTTACCTGTTGCTTTTAATTTAGCATCAGGATGGAATTTACCAAACTTCAACGTAACGTTGACTTTGGTTTCTTTAACCGCACTCTCAACTGAGACGGCTTTCTTTTTAGTAGCTTTATTCATATTGTTTCCTCCTTAAAGGGTTTTATTTAAAGTACGCACTTATTATATAAATGATCATAAGTAAAGTAAAGCATAGTCAAAAGGAAAGATAAGAGTGTTTAGTGTAGCGTATATTGTAAAGTTTGGAGCCATGCTACATGGCAACATACACTTTTGGGTAGTCCACCACTAAACAAGCAGACCATAATATCCATGTAACATGGAATTATTTTAAATTGTACTAAGTGTCCTAGATTAACCCGATCATTATGCAACGCAGCCATACTATTGACTGTGCTGAAGGAGGCTATAACTAATAGAAGTTCATATTTGTACGGCTTTCGCCATGAACTTGTAGCAAGGGTATCACACACATCTAGGTCGATTTCGCCGTCACTTAGTAAACAGCTGTTATAGGAATGCTACTACCTCCCAATTTTATATTCTTGGCTTGAATAACTCTACTAAAGTATCAAACCTTTTACTCGGTACATGTTTTAGGTGTTCTGGTTTTTCTTGAGGGTTAGTAAACTTTCTTAGCCCACACTTTTCACACTCAAGAACATCATCTAAAGTACCTAAACTATTAATACCTATACTATTACTCCACTCGTGAGTACATTTACTGGTCATTGTAAATTTTATTAGCAAAGTCAAAATAACTAGATACACACATTTCTATTTGAATTAAAGCTCCGTGGTTAGCTAGGTTATTTTCTATGTCATTAGGGTTATCTTCCATTGCTTTGTGTACTACTTTACGTATACGTTCAACAGAATCATTTACCGCTTCTACTACTTCTTTATCCATATTAACTCCCGTTATATATTATTTAATAATTAACTTTACCTATGATTTACTAGAAGGTATAGGATAGTCAAAATCTTTTATATCAAGTTTAAAGTGATCAATTTGTCTACTGAATAGTTCGGTAGTATTTACGTCTGGGGTAAGATATACGTCGTTAGTAAAATTTTCTTCAAGAGTGATTTTTTTAGCTATACTTTCGTAATCACCTTTGTTAGCCCTATATATAGCGTATTCTTCTGAATTAGCTTTGACAGGATACAACTCTACAGTAATTTTAGTAAATGGTACGTAGTATGTCTTTAGGTTAGGCTTGTCTGATACAAGCTTTAGTTTATTTTGTTTGGGTTTATTATCCATTAGTTACTCCTTATATTAACTTAGTTTATTAAAACTTACATGCCTACCATAGTAAAGCTTAGTCATACGCCCCTAGTAACCAAAATACTAGTAGATACCTGTCTCCTTTATCAACTTTTAGACCACGGTGCATGTGTGTAAAACTAGGGAAAAATAAGGCATGACCTCGTGGTAAAGGGGGTACAACGCCTCTACCATGGAACTCAGTACCTCCGCCTTCATAATCACCGGTATTTAAAGGCACAACTACACTTATATCAGCACTAGCGTCATGATGCCATTCGCCTTGTTCTCTTTTAGCTAGATTATAGTTAGCTAACTGTATTGAGTTTATCTTTAAACTGTAACGTTGCCATACTGCGGTAAATAACGGGTTCATGTGGTTTAATACTACGCTATGTAAATTACTAGATAACTGTGGGATATTGTCTTGTAGGGTAATTTCTGGTATTTGTCGTAACTCGTCCTCGTCTGAGTTTTCTTTAAACCCTAAATAAAGTTCCATGTTTTTTATTTCATCTAACATCATATCACAGAAGTCAGGGGTAAACAAAGGCACTGAGTAAACGTCAGGTAGTTCTTCTTTTATATATTCTTGTAAAGGTATTTTTAATTTTTGAGTACCGTCACCTTCATGAAATTTTATAAGTTCAGGTTCGGCGTCCTGTACCATAGCCAAAGTAGTTTTATTAATCATCCAGTCTGACTGTATGGCTAACATAGTGTTTTTAATTCTGTAAGGTTTTGACCTATCCATTAAGTACTCCTTTAGTGTAGTATTTTTTTCATAGTGTCTAAGTCAAACTCACCCACTATTTCTATTTTTAATATTTTTGCTTCTCGGTTAGCTTCATCAAAGTCATGGGCATATAACATAGGTCCAGGAAATACTTTTTCATTACCATCTTCATCAGTTATTTTCCAGGTAGTGATATATAATTTTTCATCTACCATTTTTTCTTAGCTGGTTTTTCTTCGGTCACGTTATCTAAGTCACTGATCTCCCGTACTTTATCTTCTTTAGCTTTATTGAATATACGCTCCCAGTTTTTATCCCAGTTACTTGGATTCTCAGGTCGTCTTCTACTACCTTTACCACCGTGCCACTTACTCACTTATTTCTCCTAGATATTTTATCTGCTCTTCTTTGAAGAGACCACTCTAAAAATTTACTAAGTAGGTCACTAAAATACTTACTCACTTTTAGTTTCACCTTCTATTATTTTGTAAGTCGGTAGTATCCCGCCAGTATCATCATATAATTGTTGCATGCGTTGTAATACTTCTTCTTTTGACATAGTGTCAACTCTGTTGACCGTTAATTCACTACGGTTTACGTAAAGTCCTGCTGCTTTACCCCTAGCCACTTCCGCAGTAACCGCAGCAGACCAAGCACCATTACGCATAGCCCCTTCTCTTATATCTTTAAGGTCGGTAAGATGAGTACTAAGGTCTAATACAACTTTAGTTGCTGCTTTTTCTTGTAGTGCATTTATTCTTTGCTTTACTAATGGGTTAGCTTCTGAGTCTAGAACGTACCCCGCACGAGTAGCATTTTTTTCACTGTAGCCTGCCTGTATGGCAGCGTCTTTTTTCTTCATACCTTTAGCTACGTTTTGGGCGTACTTTTCTTGTTTAGGTGTTAGGTTTGTTTTTGTTTTTGGCATAATAATCTCTGCTATAACTTCTGTATTTCTCTACATTTTCTGCGTATCTTTTTCTTTGACGCTCAGATAAATATTCTCTATTTCTAGCGTAATACTCTCTACTGATACTTTTTTGTTTATCGTTTCTAAGTTGTCTTTCATCATCTGTTAAATTAGCTGCATTGATTCTAGCTTTCTCTGCAGCATAGCTTACTTCATGGTGTTTATTATATTCTTCTTGAAATATAGTTAAACCGTCAATTACTACCCTAGCTTCATACTCACCTCTGTCACGTATGTATTTTTCATGGTTAGCTTCAGCTATAGCAAATATTTCTGGGTCAATACCGTAATCATCAATACTAAAGCGGTCACTATTACCTACAAAACTTTCATCTTTTTTAACCGAGCTTTCACTTATCATACCTCTAGGTCCACCAGCCCAATCCATAGGAGCGTACACACCTTTACATTCTTTTGACCGTAAAATACTTGACATTCTTTCTTGACACTTCTGGCTACAATACTTAGTTCTTTGCCCTGCTAAGGGGTTATCACACCCTGGCAAAGTACAACGTAAATATGACACTCTTTCTTTCATCAGTTAATGTTTACTTGTCCCCCTGTATTCATATCAATATAAGGAAGTTTAGCATAAATATCTAAAGGACAATCTAATATAACTGAAACGCCTTCAGGTCCAATAACCATTACCCTCATGTGTGGGTCGGTGGGTTCACCGTCAGCGTGTTTATGCAACATTAATGCTTTAACAGGGTAATAAGCTGTTTCAGGTTCTACCCCATACTGACCTACAGCTTCTATAAAGTTATCTATTTCTATGTTACGGTTATATCCTAGTTCTATAGAACGTTCATTAGCGTATAACAATAGATTATATGTCATAACCTTAGGTTGTTTAGTCATAGGTTCATTAGGGTGTGGTACACTCATCATTCGACTCTCCATACTCTGCACATTTTTTCACCGTCTTCGGTAGTCGTGCGGGTTGTTAAAACTCTTTTATTACGGGTTGTATAAGCACTTACTGCAGCTCTAAAACGAGCTATATCAGTTTCACTTTTATAAGGTATAGCAAAGCTATCACCTACATCTAACTTGTAAAAATAATACTTTTGTTTAAACCTAGATTCTTTACTAGGTAAAGGTATATCTGAAGTTATTTCCATACTATTTACCATTAACCGATAACGCACCGCCTTTCCAGAAATATGCATCTTGGTCAGTGTCGTCAGGGCGTTTAAAAACGTATATAGTTTTAGGATTATATCTTTGGTCAACTAAATTACAACCCGCCTCAACTTCACTTTGATGGTAACATATAATTTCTTCACGGTCATCTAAAGATGAACTGCCGTAGCTTATAACCCAGTGGGATTCTAGAGCGTGGTTAGGTGAAAAAATCATTTTTATATCGTTACTCATATATTACTCCTTAATATAAATATATACTTAATATAATATATACGAAGGGTTAATAAGTAAACGATAATCAATAAATAAGAAGGGCTTTTTAAGGTTTGATTTAAGTAATAAAGCCTACCTACCTTTTAGTAAAGTCAAGGGCTTAAAACGGCTTATATAAAGCCTTAACTAGGGTTCTTAGTTATATACCCTAGCTTAATATCATACTTAATATCGTTAAGGGTAAGTATGCCTTTATCTAAAACTTTTTGTATACTAGGATTACCTTTGTAGCTCAATAATCTATTTTTATTGTTTTGGCTCATAGGTACTTTATCAGTACGTTTAAGTATTTGGGTAGTATCATAAGGGTCACGACCACGCACAGTTTTACAATAATTATTGGGTTTAGGTATATCTACCTTGTGGTTTTTATATAAGTTTTTCATATCTTCCTCGGTTAATGTTTTAGCTTTTTTATTTAGTACTTTGTATAAAGCTATCTGCCCACATTTAGCAGTTTTAAATTTCTTAGTTTTACCTGTATGTTCTTTGTACCAACGTTCAGCTTGATGCACAGCTAGAGAAGGAGCCATTTTTGTAGGGTCACCTATATAAACACCACCACCTTTAACTTTATGCATCTCAGTCATATTGAACTTTATTACCCTACTGGGTAAGTCAGGGAAAAAGTATACAAAGTATGTGTTATACGCTGGGTGCATCTTCCTTAGTATTTACAGTATAGTGTTCGTATATACCTGCTTCTACTAGCTGGTCGTACGCATCTTTTTTACTTTTCTTTAGTCCGTGAAAGTATTCTTTTAATACTTTAAAACTAGAAATTCTAGTAAACTTAAGACCACTAGCTTTAGCTTCTAGTTTTAAACCTATAAGGGCTGTAGCCATACGCATATTGTGCATATCTTCTAAATAATAACCGCCCTCGTCTGCAGCTTTCCATACGTCACCGTTTAATTCTAACATATTATCTCCTAATAATTTAAGTACCTTTATTAAACTATAGGTCGTAATTCTTTACTAGCATAGTCAAAATAAACCTACTGACTAGGTTGGTCGTCATATTTACTTTTTATAAGCCTGACGTTTATAGAGTTTAACCAACCCCTTAACTCTTGGCTTCTTTGTTTAGTACTACTATCCTTCTTACTATTTATTTCTGACTTTTTGTCCATAAACATTTTATATCCTGTGTAGTAGTCACCGTCACCTATTTCACTAAACCTGACTATCTGCCAAGCACGTGCTTTAGTGATACCATACTCAATACCTAACTCTTCAAGAGTTCTACCTTGCTTTGAATATAAAACTATTTCTGAATACATCTTTTCTTTTTCCATACGTTTACTCATTAAAAAACTCCTTGTAATGAATTGTTGCTTCTCCCCAACTGTTACCTATCTCAGCATCAACTTTATTGGGAACACATAAAGGTGTGCAATCAGACATAACCTGCATAATTAATTCACACTGGTCAGGGTCTGTAACTGAAATATCTAACTCATCGTGTACTTGAGTGTGTGGTAATATGCCTTCTTTATATAGTTCAATCATAGCTTGTTTAGTCATATCTGCTGCTGAGCCTTGTATAAGTCTATTCATAGCTTTATAGGTAAACGCTCTTTTAACTTGATTACCATATTCAGTTACGGCTTTTTCGTATGGGTAAGCTGGTTGTCTATCGTTCATAGGCTCATATAAATTAAACCTACACTTACGCCCAGCTATAGTGGTTATGTATCCACGGTTAGCCCCTAGCCTTGCACACTGGTCACGTAGACCTTTAATAAACGGTACTCTTTTATGATATGTATTAAATAATATTTCTGCTTCCTGCATTGATAAATCTAATTGTTTAACTAACTTATCTTTACCCATACCGTAACTTAAACCCAAGTTAATAATCTTAGCTTCTTTACGGCTTATATTAGCCATGTCAGCTACAACCTGATGGAAATCTGCGTCTTTATTACGGTACGCATCTACTGCTTCTTCTGCACCTTCTTGCTCAGTAGCTGAAGCATAGTGTACGGTTAGTCTAGGTTCTTGTTGAGAGTAATCGAAACAACCCCAGTAGTGGTCTTTTTCTGGTATAAAGATACTACGTATTAATGGACCAATGTCTTCGTTACGGGCTGGTACTTGTTGTAGGTTTGGGTTACTACTACTAAACCTACCTGTTACCGTACCGCCACGGTCGCTACGTAAAGGATGAAGTTCCCCATGTATTCTACCTTTGACATTATGTTCTAGTATCATTTTATCTATAAATGTGGTTCTAGCTTTGTTTAACTTACGTGCTCTTACTATATTATTAGCTAACTTATGGTCATGTGCTTCTAGCCAATCACCAGCAAAAGAAGGGGCATTAGTTTTAGGGGTACGCGGATAACTCAACCCAGCCCTATCAAAAACAGTAGCTATAGATTGTGCTGCCCATAGGTCTGGTTTCATACCAAACTCCTTATGGATAGAAGTTAAGATAGTGTCTTCCTCTTTCTTTAGTTTCTTACTTACTTTTTCAGCTACGTCAAGGTCAACAGGTACGCCTTTATATCTCATGTCTAGTAATATAGGAATTAAAGAAGTTTCAAGTTCATATATCTTACCTACGTTTTCTAACTTAATAAGTTCTTTAAATACCTGCCATAGTTTTAGGGTTAGTGCTGCGTCTTGCTCACCGTAAGGACCAACGTACCTAGCGGGTAGTTTATACATCTCACTTTTTGGGTTTAACCCGTATGCTTCTGCTGCTTGAAGAAGTAAAGTTTCATCTTTAGTTTCTTCGCAATATTTTTCACCTAGATTATTTAGCGAGTAGCTGTATTGATTCTCATCTATAAGGGGTGCTGCGAACATTGTGTCTTGTATTTTACCATGTACTCTTATACCGTAGCGTTTAAGCCAACCTACGTCATATAAAGAGTTATGAAATATTTTATCATTTTCGTAACTCATTTGCTTAGTCATCCATTTAATAACTAAATCTTTATCTAGGTTACCGCCACCCTCATGCTGAATAGGAAAATACATACTAAAGTCTTCAGTAGCTACAGCTATACCAGTTATGTAACCTACGTCAGCAAAAGCCCAAGATGGACCATGAGACATCAATAAGGGATCGTATGTCTCAAGGTCAACAGCAACTTCTTTGTACTTACTCAAATCTGGTAAACTGTTAGGAGGTGACCAATCCACCTCAGGCGTAAATAAACTTATTTGTCTTGACATACTCTATTCCTTAACTCACTTGATGAAAATTGATGTGCCCTTTTATTCCAATGTATGTTTTTAACTCCAAACTCATTACGACCAGTGAATGGTTTTTTATAGTATTCTTCACCTATAATTCTTATATCCCATTGTACGCCCCGTAGTATGTTACGTAAGTCTTCTTCCCTTTCATATACCAATATGTCATCGACATATCTACATGCTTTAACTTGTATTTGTCTTTCGACTATGTTTTGTATAGGTGTGTTTTTAGTAGGTCTATCTATACTAGGGTCTTTTTGTATACATACTGTTAAATGCTCACACACGGTTTTAGCCTCAGCTAACATCAATATATGTCCCGCATGAAATAAATCAAAAGCCCCGAATGTTATACCTCTAGTCACAATACTTTTTTACTACAATGTGATTCTACTAATAGTAAGTATCTACGTAAATCACGTATGTCATCTAGTATGCCGTCTTTACTTGGGTCATTAGATATAGTTTTAAATATGTCATAGTTATCTGAACTTACTTGATTTTCTATCCTATCCCACTTACGGGCTAACATCATAAAAGCACCTACCCCACCACGACTACGCCAACTATCCCCATAACTTTTTTGAGCCTCCTCTAAAGCCGTAACGTCACTATTAGCTAATAAATCTATAAAATTAAAATCACTTCCTTCCATTTATATACCTCCGTATATTTTAGTGAGGTATCCTAATAATTGTTTACCTCTATCATTTAAATCATTTGAAGCTAAATACTCTACACCGTTACTAAACACTTCATTCATATTAGTATTGCCTAAACGCCTTTGACGTACACAAAAAACTAATAACTCAAACATGTCAGCTTGTTTACCTAACTTAGCTTCAGCTGGTTTTAACTTATAGCTAATACCTATATCACTTTCGTATTTATCTTCTATCCTTTTTAACACCTCTACTAAATCAGGGTTAGCCCATTTAACAGGGGCTGGTATATCACCGGTAAATAATTCAGCTACGTCATGAGTCAAAGCTCTTAGTATTGCTTCTTTACTTACGTCTGGGTTTAGATACTGAAGTATCATAGCTACGCCCCATGAGTGAGAAGCTACTGACTGTTCACCAATAGTTTCTAGAGTGTGATAACGCTTAATAGCCCCACCACGTATCATGTTAAATAAATCATTCATATCTTTCACTACACATTTTCTCCTTACCGAAATAACACCACTTACAGCCAAACGTACTAGGTTTAGCTGGGAAATCTGTAGCTTCGGTCATTGCTACGGCTCGGTCGTTTAACTTCTTTTGTTTATGTACAATATTGTCAGCACTGTATTCATACCTATCTATCTTACCATGGTCTAAATACCAAAGTTCAGTAGTAATAGTTTTTATTTCAGGCATACGTTCTAATACTACCGCACCGTATAACTCACACTGCTCTCTGTGTACTTCTTGATTACCGTCATATCTACCTGTTTTAAAATCTATTACCCTAGCTGTGTCTGTGCCATCTATGTGTACAAACGCATCTACTTTAGCCCTACCCCACGTAGTATCACCGAACCATGGTGCAGGTTTCCAGTTTATATCAAAAGCCCAATCACCTTCACAGGTAACATAACTTTTAAGGTGAAGTTCTTTTAAAGCATCAAAAGCTTCTTCAAAGTCTGCTAGTTCTTTAGGTATTTCATCATACCTACCACGTATATAATCTTCACACATAGTATGAATGTCTTTACCTCTATCCATAGCCTTATTGCCAGGCTCTTTAATTTTCTTGACGTACGCAAAGTGCGCTTTTTTAGGGCATTTTTCAAAGGTACTTAGTCTGCTATATGACCACTGATATATTTTATCACTCACTTAGCCCTCCTTAACAACCAGTCAAAACCTGCGGTTGACCAATCAGTTGCTATACAGTTTTGTACTTCAGACATAGCGTCATCAGTTTCACCTTGTTTATGTAAAAACCAAGCGTCCTGTAAAGGTACTGCTACATGGCTAAAGAAAATATCATTAAAATCCATATCTTCAAAAGGTTTACGCTCTAAATACTTATGTAGTTCATTATTCCAGACTTCTATACTATGGATATTTACCATAGGGTAATTATTAATGCCTCTATTTTCATACGGGTTTTCAAAATGTTTTATGGAATAAAAATCAAAAGCGTCTGCTTCTTCTAACCTTGAATGCATTTCTTCAAAAACTTTAGTATAAGCATGAAAACTATCACTGACCTGAGTATACGCCCCTATACTTACATCTAACGCACTAGCCATGTACTCATGTAACATTGACATGTGTACTATATTAGCCCCGAAAGTACCCCATATAACATCATTAGATCTATTACTTACCGTCATTAGTAACTGGTTATTTCGTATTTTAAAATAGATACAAGTATTACAAGGCACATCAACCCCAGCACGGTTAAGGTCTTTATTAGCATCCCACATCTGTAATACACAACGTCTATCATTAGGATTTTTACGTAACCTTTTGATAATAATCTCTACTTGGTTTTTATTAAAGTGGTTAATCCATCTATGACCATAAGCACCATGTAAAATAACACCATCATCACTGTATTCAGACATACGCTGATTATACTGTTGAACAAAAGCTAAATCATTACGACCAGCTAACATCCATAAGCCTTCCATAAAATGAAAGAATGGGTTAGCATCTCTTACTTCTTCAAATAAAACTCTTTCCCAAGGTTTATTGAATACTGTAGCTACTGGCACTTCATGTTCTACTACGTTACCAGCCCTACTTTCTCTTATATCTTGTTGGTCAAATGAAAGCAAATCCATAGCCCTTATAAAACCATCATTCACATTTCTACAATTAATAACATCCATTAAAATAACTCTCCTGTTTGTTTATTTAGCCCACTATTGTAAGCCCTTTTCCATTGTACGTTTACGTCTTTACGTATTCCTCCGCCCCACGCTGTCTTTGTTTCTTTTTCTACTATCTTAACAAAATCAGGGTGAAGATTATGTAGTAGTTCAGCACCAGCTGATTGTACTTCTTCAGTACGCCACTCACTACAACCACCTTCAGCGTTAGAAGACTTTTGACCCTGTGCGTAGTAGTAACTGATTTTACTAGCTTTACCTTGACGTAATAACTGTAAATTTATATCAAAATCTTCCATCACCTCAGTTCTAGCTAACTCTATACCGTCAAACATATCTAGGTTATACCCTAATATCCTCATGTACCTAGTGTTTTCAACTGATAAATGTTCTACGCGGTTATTACCTTCCCTAGCACTTACTCCTACATGGGCATAGTCATCTAGCCATTTATCAAGTAATCCGAATAACGCAGGATACTCATCCGATTCTAAATACCTAAGGTGCCAGTCTGTAGGAGACTTACGTATGTAAAAACGCAGGTCATCATCTAACATAACTATTTTAGGGTCGCTAGTGTTATCGTGTATAAATTTACGTTTACCTGATATACCTTTTATAGATGAAGGAATAACCATAAACTTACAATCGTATTTATCTTTATATAAATGCTCCTCATCATCATCAATAACTAGGACTACGTCTTTACGCATCTCCTCAGGAAAATATGACAGGGTCACTTGATCGTGTGCTCTGCCTCTGGTTGGAATATAAATAATCATTATAGTATGTCCTCCTCATATTCACGTGGTTTATATCTGGAACGTGGTCTACCTTGACCTAAACGTGTCCTCTCATATTTATCAAACTCACATAGACAATGTTCTATGTCTCTCATTTCTAGGGGTAACGGTCTATTATTCAATACAGCTAGTAAGTCCCTCATCTCTTGAATAAACAAAGGTTTTTTCTGTTTACTATCTAGCGGTCTACCGAATATTCTATTTAGCCCTCTCATTGCTCCTGGTCCAGGGTTAGCCCAAGTCATTATGTCTGGTGCTTTTTCTAACCATTTAGTATGACGTAAATCAGTTACTACTTCATAAGACATAAAATCACTAAACCCAGCGTATGGTAAAAAACTTTTCCAACTATTTTCTATACTACTAAAGTCACAAGGGAAATTAGCATATAACGGAGTTAGAATTTTGTCAACGGTTTGTTCTATTTTAGTTCCGCCTAGCGTACCTGTTAACATATAAGCCCCAGTATATACTTTTTGTTTTTTAGCCATACGGTCTTGCATTATTGTTTTAACATGGTCTGGTCGCCATTCTGTAGGAAAACCTATTTCGTCAAGAGTGTCTGGCCAATTGATTTGCCTAGCCATAGCCATAGCAAAAGGTAAGTTAGGATGGTCAGCGTAAGGCTCTCTCCAGTTTTCTCGTATCCATATAGTTACTCTATCTAACTCACGATACACATTACAAAAACTATACTCAGTAAGTATAGCATCATCACTCCAAGGATATGGTTCATTATTTATCTCCTTTCTTATAAATATGTTATGACGTTCTTCCATAAAGCTATTAAAATCATTTACTCTTTTTTGGTTCATATTACTCCTCATGCAGTTTAATAAAATATTCAGCTTCTATTAATACTAGTGGTTTACTTCGGTTACGTTTAATAACTACTAGCGGTTCGTATTTACCGCAATTACTTTCTGCTTGTTCGTAAGCTTTCCATACGTTTACTGCTTCTTGGTTTTTACACTCTATAGAGTATGGAAATTTATTTCTTGATTGTTTACCCATTATAATGTCTTCACCTTGACTACCCATAGGTCTACTTTCTAAATCTTCTGGGTCTAGACCTAGTATCTCTACCATTTTACTAGCAAACCACTGCTGTAGTTTACGACCTTTAGCCTTAGCACTACTAGGACGCAAGTTGCCACCATATTGGTTGCCTAGTAGGTATTTTATTCCACTGGGCGTAATGTTTTTCGTTTACTACGTAATCACGGTAGGCTTTAACTGGGTCTGGGTTTTTATATTGGTCTGGCATAGCCTGAGGCATAGTGGTTAAACCAGTATCTGGTATACCTAAGGGTAGTTGTGATAAAGAATGATTAAGTTTTACATAACTTAAATGTTCTCTACCGTACCTAGTTTCATACTCTTTACATAAAGCATAGAAGTGATAATAAAGCCACATATAGTTTTGACTAGTTTCCCTAGCCCATATAGTGCAGGGATGATTCATGTAAGCTTTTTTATATATACCACGTTTATCACAGTAGTCTTCACCACTAAGTAAACGGTGAGCCGTACTAAGCATTTGAGCTGATTCTAAAGGCATCTTAACTACTAACTTATCAGGTAAGCATATTGCAGCGTGGGCGGGGTCATTATGTACGTAAAATATATTCATAGTGTTGTAAAGTAAAGTAATATTTGTAATTTCCTAGTAAAAATTTTACTTTACTTCTTAATAGAAAGTAAAGCTAAATCATTATTCTAAACTCTTTCTTTGTCCTCCCTTGTACTATATGTAGATTCTCTTTAGCCCTCGTTACTCCTACATAAAATGCTCGGCACTCATTGTCAGGGCTTCTTACTAACTCGTCATAAGTTTTAGTAGCTACGTCAGTAAGTAGTATAACATTGTCACACTCACCACCTTTAGTAGCATGAATAGTATTCATTTTTATTCTTGATGAATTTACTTTCTTACCTTTTTTCAAACCATTTATTATGTACTGTATGTTAGCGTTACCTAATAAATCAAAACACTTGTGCCAGATACCATCAACCATTAAACCGTAATCTTTTTTAAGTTGATTGATATTAAAAAAAGCTTCAGGGTCAGCTTGTTTCATAGTTTTAAAACCAACTTTTACTCCCTTACCTGCTTTCATGTAACCGTATATTTTTTTAATTCTATACGCTTCTATGCTTTTACCGTTACGTAACAGTTCCCAATCCTTTATAGCATAGATTAAATTATCAGTGACACTAGGCTTACCACTTTTAGTATAGAAGTATCCAGCATTTTTAACATGCTCTTCTACCTTAGTAAGTAAGTAATTATTCCTAGCTAGTATTAACCACTCACCTTCTGCTATATCTATATGTTCAAAACTTTTATGATAAGTTACCGTACCCTCTTCTTCTTTAGGTATCCAAGTTTTTTCACGCCTACGTTTAATACGGCTAACTATGTTTAAAGCTACGTCGTGGACTCTCCTAGGGACTCTGTAGGACTGGTCTAAGTATATTTCCTTACCTTCTAAGTTTATAAAATGCTCTGTATCAGCACCCGCCCATTTATAAATAGCTTGATCATCATCACCAGCTATGTATACTTGGTCTACGTCTTTAGCTAACTTATGTACACACTTCCATTGTAATGCTGATAAGTCTTGAGCTTCATCTACTATTAAAGCTTTTAGGTTAGGTGTGTTTTTCATTTCTATAAACCCAGATAACATATCTGTGTAGTCCATAAGGAAGTTAGTCTCCTTGTAGTTGTTATAACTTTTAACAAACCAGTCAAAATGCATCCAGCTTAAATCTGAGTTAGCCAATTGCCAAGCACGTCTGTACTCCATACATGTATTACGTGCCATGTTTTCTAGGAATAACATATTGTCACCCTTAGAATTTAAAGCCATTAAATTTTCACCGTCCCAAGCACTACTGATTTTTTCTCCTACGCCTTTACTAAAAGAACGTAAGTTCTTACGGTCAAGTATATCTGACCTGCTTAAACCTTGCCACAGGTAACACATTGAATGTATAGTTCTAAAATATGTGTATGAATCTTCATCGTAATCAAATTTAGTTATAGCTCTAGTCAAAGCTTCTGTTGCTGCTTTTTTAGTAAATGCAAGGTATGCTAATTCATTAGGGGCTATGCCTGAATCAAAAAGTTTTTCTACTGTATTTAAAAGGTAGGTGGTTTTACCTGTTCCTGGTGGTCCAAGGACGATATTCCATGGTGTCATATCATATCCTCCTCAAAGTTATGACCTTCTATAGTGTCATCTTTATATTCAAACTCTTTTATACACCAAACGTTAGTACCTCTACCTTTTAAATTCCAGAACTTAGTTTTAGCTTTCATGTCTCTAAGTTTAGAGGCTATTCTATTAGTCTCTAACTCTGTAAACCTATGCTTTACTAAAAACTCTCTAAAGTCTTTAATCCTGAAATATGTAAATCCGCCTTCACTATATGGTTTACCTAATAGTACTTCTTCCCTTGTACTAGCTTGGGCTAAGTCTGTGGTAAATGATTCTAGTAACTCTAGGAACTGACCCTCGGTTGATACGTCTGAAGTAACTTCTATTATCTCCATACCTGAATCCATAAGTGATTGTATTTGTATTTGCCACTCACGTTCATTAGTTTTAGGTGGCATTAGGTTTAAAGTTTCCATACAAACCCTTTGAAACTTAGTTTGATTCTGTAGCTCTTCAGTAGTAAGTTCTAAACGTTTATCATCTATAGATAAGAACCACAACGGTGGCTTAGCATCTAGTTTAGATAAGCTAGAGAATGATGGGGTAGTATTACCTTTACCCACTCCGAACTTACAGGTTCTACACTTTTGTACATCACAAAAAGAACGTATAGGTTCATCACTACACTTATAGTTATATTCTTTTTTCTTTAGTGTACTTATTAAAGTTAGTACTTCTTGAGCTGGTAAGGGTGGGCTTACATACTTACGGTTATATTCTTCTATTTGATTTTCCCACTTTTCGGGTGCTGCCTGTTTTAAATAAACACCTACATTAAATAACCCGTTGTTACGTGTGCCTTCAGGGAAACCTTGCTTCAATAATATTTTTAAACACGGTGGTCCACCTACTATATCCTCTACTTCTGGTACTGATAAAGTTAATAACACTTCATGAGTTATAGTTTGACCACGTACAAAACCTACAAACTGCTCAGGAGTAAGAGCTACACCGTTAGGGTTATGCCCGTATCTTACTGAATCTTCTCCTTCAAAGTAAGGCATGTTTAACCAACTACCTATGTCACCTCTATCTACTAACACTTCTCTTTGTTTAGGGAATATCTCAACACCCCCGTAACCTAGTCCTGCTGCTAATTCTCTTAGCTTATCTTGCATGTCACCAGCAGGTATAAAACTCTCTACAAAACAGAATACATGGGCACCGCCACTTTTTGACCTGCATACTACTAAAGGTAGTTTAAATGATTCTATTTTCTTTACTAATTCGGGTATGTCTAAGGAGTATGTATCAATATCGATAGCCCCCCAACGTACTTGATTTTCTTCGTTGATAGGTATTATACCTAAACCACTTTTACCTTCTAAATGTGCTAACCAGTGGTCTGCTGTAGGACCAGCAGTTTTTATTGTTTTAGCTACACCTTGTTGTTTTAAACCTGTACCGTTTTGATTAACATTAAATACACCATGAGCCCTGCGTGACCCCTCAAAAATGTCGTATAAAGATTTGTGTAATTCCAACACTTGCTCCTCAAAAATAAAAGGGGGATTTTACTCCCCCTAGCGGTTAAAATGGTGCGTCAGCACTCTCTGCAGATACAGTTTTCTCAGCAAGATTGATACCTCCTACCTGTTCAGCAAATGTTTTTGCTGCTTGGTAGTAATCCATCTCACCTTCTGCTATTTGACCTAATGCACTAATACCCCAACCAAACCATGTACCACGGTCATTGGATTCTTGTACACAACCTAGTGAATACTTCTGACTAAAGCTAGGCGGAGTAAACACTTTATCACCAGACTTCATCTTAACACTAGCCATCATAGAGTTCCATGTACGAGACCTTTTTAATTGAGTACCCGCCATAGATATCATAGCTGTGTCATAACTACCGTCTTTGTTTATCACTAATACAAAGTGAGTAGCTGAAGTTTGGATATAGTTACCATTTTCTAGAACGTCTTGACCAATTTTATTCTTAGTAGTTTTACTAAGAACATCAGCGTCATCATGCTGGGCTACTAAACCACCGCCAGACTCTCTAGGTGTCCACTCTAAAAATAAACGCTTATAAGCTACGGGTAAAACTACCAGTGGGTTATCATCGTTATAGAGTGTACTGGTTACTGTATTGATAATATCACCAGAGGAAGCACCGTTAACAAACTTACCATCATGTTTATTTACTTCAGGGCTTATAGCTTGAAGTATTTTTAAACGTGGTATAGTTACGTCATCAGCACCAATATTCTCTAGCCCACTACCAGCATCTTCCATAAAGGCTGATGGTACAGCAATATCAGTATTTTTCTTGTCACTTATTTCATTTTTACTTGTCATTATTTAATTATCCTTGTTTTTTGACCTATATAAACATTAAAAGTTTCAAGTGGTAGGTCGTTCCCACTCTCTACTTGTTCCCTTATAAACGCTTTAAGAGTCATAGGCTCTACCCACTTTTTACCGTTGGTAGTGTACCCATTATCTTGAAGATTTGATAAGAGCTTTTCGGCGTTGACGTCTTCGTCTCTACCAAAACTTACAGATACTACATTCTTTATAATATCCCCGTGTCCGTTGTCTTGTAACCACTGATAAGCTTCAGCTTGGTTGTGTTCAGTAATACGACCATAATAAAAAGCCTTAGTACTTATTTTTTTACCGTTAGTAAGAGTTATCTCACTTAGTCCTACTTCGCTTAGTAAAGCAGGTATTTCTTCTTCGCTTAATACTTTAAGCTCCTTTTGTGTAAGTTTTAAACTAGCTTGTTTTTCTTCTACTAGTTCTTCTAGCCTTACCATATCATTTGCTTTATCGGTGAGCGTTTTTAAAGAGACCTCACTAACCTCTGGTTTTACGTCATCAAACATTTATATTTACCTCAATAACATTATATCTATAATCGCGGTTATCCCACTTTAATAATTTAGCCTTTCCTCCGTTAGAAAGTAAAGCATAATGCATACAAATACCAATAGCAACAGGGTCACCTATTAATAACAGGTAATCATCGTCGTTAAAAGTTTCTAGTTTGTTACATATTCTATTAACGGTAGGTACTGGACTGTACATCATATTAGAACGGCTATCTAATATAAATTCAAAGCTACCATAATCTAATGCCGAAGAAATATTTTTATTATCGCTTGGCTTTTCTACTACATATACACTCATCTTGTCTCTTTTATCTTATTAAAAATAAAGTGGAGGATACGCGTAGTTCCATTGCCCCCACTTTATACCTTTAAGGAAGGTTAAGTAAATTATTTACTTAGCTATTACTATATAGGTATTTAAAAATAAATAAAGTTTAATCTATAAATATTTACGTAAAAGGTAATATCGGTAATAGGTTGATTGACAAAGGTTGTAGTTCAGAGTGTTACAAGGCTATTGGCTAAAGCTATTAGTACCCTATTAAGCTAAAACGTGCAATATCCTTTTTTATTTTAATGACCTAGTTTATTATATAGCTATATAAGAGACGAGATATGGATAAGTATAATTTTAAAACCAAACCTTACGACCACCAACTAGAAGCATTAAATGAATCATGTGATAAAAAAGAATATGCATTGTTTATGGAGATGGGTTGTGGTAAATCAAAAGTAACTATAGATAACTTTATACACCTTTATGGTCAAGGTAAAGTTAGCAATATATTAATAGTAGCCCCTAAAGGTGTGTACAGTACATGGGTCAATAAAGAATTAGAAGCACACATACCAGATGATATTGAACTTGACGTTGTAAAATGGACAGCTAGTCATACTCAGAAGTTTTTAAAAGAATTAGAAAAACTATTCAACTATGACGGTAAGCTAAAGATATTAGTAATGAATATTGAAGCTTTTAGTACTAAGAAAGGTTGTCAGTATGCCAATAAGTTTATACAAGCTAATAAAACTATGTTTATAATAGATGAAAGTACAACTATTAAAAACCCTTCGGCTAAACGTACTATTAATTGTGTAAGGCTAGGTAAGTATGCACACTACAGAAGGATACTAACTGGCTCACCTATTACTAAAAGCCCATTGGATTTATACAGCCAGTGTATGTTTTTAGATCCAGCTTTATTGGGCTTTAGTAGTTACTTCGCATTTAGAGCCAGATATGCAGACATGAAAGAAATGACTGGTCAAGGTAGAACTTTTAAGTTTGTTACTGGTTATAAAAACTTAGATGAACTTAATGAGTCATTAGGTAAGTTTAGCCACAGAGTTTTGAAAAAAGATTGTTTAGATTTACCTGAAAAAATATATATACGTCGTGAAATACAAATGACACCCGAACAAACTAAAGCTTATAAAGAATTACAGAACTTTGCTGCTACACAATTAGCTAATAATAAGTTAGTAACTATAAATCATATCATGACCCAGATAATACGTCTGCACCAGATTTCATGTGGATTCATAGGGACTGATGACGGTAGTATTACCGAGTTTAATAATAATAGGGTCTCAGAATTGTCCTCTATTTTAGAGGAAACTGACGGTAAAGCAATCATTTGGGCTAACTACCGCCACGACATAAAAAGAATAGAAAAATTACTAATAGATATGTACGGTGAAGAATCAGTAGGTACTTACTACGGTGACGTACCACAAGAACGTAGAGAATTTGTTATCAATGAGTTTCAAAACCCCGATAGCCCTATGAGATTTTTTGTAGGTAATACTCAAACGGGTGGTTACGGAATTACTTTGACTGCTGCTAGTACGGTAATATATTACAGTAATAATTATGACCTTGAAAAACGTTTACAATCTGAAGATAGGGCTCACCGTATAGGCCAAACTAATAAAGTAACTTATATTGATATCGTCTGTGAAAAAACAGTAGATGAAAAGATAGTCAAAGCCTTACGTAAAAAACAATCAATAGCTAGTACTATTCTAGGTGAAGATAAACTTAAAGACTGGTTAACTTAACGTCCTCTCCTCATCATTCTGGGTGATACTAAAGTTTCCATACCTGTTGCCCTTCTAGGTACAGGTAAATTCATTCCTGGTAGAAAACCTACCCCGCCACCTGAATCTGGGTTATTAATTTCTTTAAGTAAATCGTTAGCAATAATATCTTTATCAACACCTTTTAAATTACCGATACCTTTTTCCATATCTTCCATACCTTTCATAATATCATCGTATCTTGCTTCTTCAAACGTCGGAGGCATCTCAACTGGGAGTCTATCGAAACTAGGCGGTGCCATAGGCGGTGCCCTTGGTGG